CCAAGAGTTTGTTCCAGGTCTTCTGCCGGTATACCTACGTTCCGCATCATGGAGGCAACATCCTTAGTCGCTTTTACTCCATCCTGTCCAGTGACCTTGGAATATTTCATCATGGCTTCAGAAGCCGCTTCAAGATCCTTGCCCTGCAGGCCGAGCCTTGTATTGAGCTCACCGACAGTTGCTCCGATGGAATTAAAATCCCCAACTACATTCCCGGCAACTTCTTTGTATACTTTCTCAAGGTCTTTCGCCGACTGTCCTGTTGCTCCGGTGGCCTTGATGACCTCGTTCATGCCGCCCTGCACTTCCTCAAAAGCACTAAACCCTGCTTTGCCAATTCCAATCAGGGCTGCGCCGATGGCTGCAGGAGCGGCAAATTTCGCCAGTGTTTTTCCTAACCCTGTATTAAATAACCCGCCTGCCTTCTCACCGGCATCAGCAACCGGGTCAACAACCGAGTTAATGACTTCGTTAGAAGTCCCGTCTGATTTCGGTATGATCGTGACGTAAGCACGAGCAACTTCTATTCCTCCACCAGAAGCCAATTTACTCACCACCTTTATTCCACCAATCCCAGAATTTTGAGATTGGTATCGCTCCACTGCCGAGCTTTTGATTCTTATGCGGTCTCGGATATGTCTGGGGTTTTCTTCCTTTCTTGGTGTTCGCCGCAACGAATACATCAAAAAGGTCAGCCAGAATTCCGTTTGTCTTGGCAGTGGTGTACCATGCTCCGTATTCGTCTTTCGGATTCATCGCCTGATTCAATGCCGAATCTGGAGGCAGATACTTTATAAATGACAAAAGGGCGACCTTGCCAGCCGCCCCTATACTCATTAACTCGTCAAGGGTTCGCCCTGTCCGTGTCATTAAATCGTACTCGAGGGCACGATCATACCTGCTTATGATTTGGACAAGGCTCAGGATTCCCCCACTTCAGCACCCTGTTCTGAGGATGCTTTCACCCATCCGTTCAATATGTCCATGGCTGTAGAGGAAGTAAGCTCATCAACTACATCGCCCATATACTTTCTGAGCATCTCCAGCTGCGACTCAAAACCTCTACCCTCGTCAAATTCTTCCTTCAACTTAAGGATGAGTGTTGCCGGCATGGATGCCGCAAGGGGTATCTCGTACACCTTATCGTCATCAGCCAGCTGAAATCTGAAGAATTCCTGTTTCTCTTTCCCGAACCTTCTCATGATCGTACTCCTCTCTGTGATTTGAAGTTAAGCAGATGTGACTGCTCCATCGTCTGTCATGATATAAATGCACTCGCCGTTGCTATCGGGATAGCAGGACAGCGTTACCTGCCAGCCGATCGCCGCATTGGAAGCGAATGTCACTTCGCCAATCTCTGTCACCTGTCCGTTGGGGACAACGATGACAACCCTCGCATCGCCGTCCTTCATCAGGAATACCCATGACTGGGCATCAGGAAGGTGTGCGCCGAGTGCTGTCTTTGTCTGTGCGCCATGTTCTCTAGTCGCAGCCGAGGCTGTCACATAGTTATCACCGAAAGCAACTTCCATTGCCCCCTGGTTGGTCGAAATCATCGTCCAGGACAATGTGCCGTCGAAGGACTCAAGGACTTTACGAACAGTAGAACCGCTCCAGTCCTTGATTTCGGTTGTGCTCATGGAAGGTGTTAAAGTAAGGCCGTCCTCGGAAACGTACTCATCACCGACAAAAGCCTCATCAAGGTCAACAGCTGACGGTGTGATGTCGGTTAAGTCGGGAAGGTCTGTCCCGAGCGGTGCGTGTTTGATTGCTCCTGTAGTTTTCTGATCAGGTGCGCCAATGCGCACGTCTTTAGTATTAGGCATAAAATGCTCCTTTCACTCTCGTTAAGATTTGCGTCTTAAATGTCGCACGAGAAATATTAGGATGTCTGGGATCCGGATTAGGATAAGGCAGTGTAGTGATGTCAACGCTGTAACAAGGCGAATCGCCAATAGAATCGCCAGCAAGATTACGAACAAGTCCACAGAGATTAGATGCCGCCGTCATGGCAGTCGCTTCGTCTTCTGCATAAACATCAAAGTCGATACTGTTGTTCTCAATAACCATATCTGACGTATAACCGCCCGTCCGTGTTACATGAATGTGTGGTAAGGTCTTCCCAAGTGATGCAGGAATCGAGTGCGCAGATGCGCTATATCCGTTATTTTCAAGCACCCTGTATAAACCTGTTTCAATATCTAAACTCACTCTCATCTGTGCACCGCCTTTGTCAGTACCTTGTCGGTCGCCTCTTCGTATGCTCCATAAGCATCAGAGGATACGAATCCGCCTGCTGTGTAATCAAATTTCGCTCCACGAACATAGCCAAAATGGTCTCCGGCTTCAGCCGCTATCCGCTCCCCGGCTTGGTCTACTACATTCCACATGCCGGGAGACTTAAACACTTCAGCCCACCCTTTTCCTTTTAAGTGGTCAATTTGAATCTTTGCGCCCATCAGCCATTCCACCTCACTAACGTACAGCGAGTAGTTGACACACGCCCTGTCGGGGATTTGGTGTGGAACACCTCTCCGTCAGTCTCGTATGTCTCGCCATTCCAGATGATGCGGTCTCCCGCCTTTATGTCCGCATCATAGTTAGCTCGTAGCGTTCTTCGGTCTGTGACATTCAGAAGCCGTCCTTCGAAGTCCCTGGAGGTTGCCTGAGCCGTCACCTGAACATTGTTTATGATTAACTCGTCAGGGTTCGACCAGTCATGGTACTCCATTCCATTCTTCGTACTTAAGGCCGCTCTCTGTCTCACCACCGAGTCTCTGAAGAAGCTAAGCGGCATGGCTGTTCACCACCTTGTAAGGTGCGAGAGCGCTTTTTTGTGCAATCGTAAGCGATGCGGCGATACTGGATGCAGATGCACTGTAACTTATGCTGACTCCGTCTGCCGACTCGGATGTGACTCCGGGAGCCACAGCAAGCACTCCGGATGCGATCGAGCATATTGCTTCAGCCAGATCCGGAACTGCCTCGATGTCGAAGCCGGCCTGATAAGTTACTTCGATTCCACTCCAACTATTTGACCAATTTCTGAAGCACGAACGCCTCATGAGGCCGTCACGCCTCCATTCATACTGGCCTGTTGTCAATTCAACACCATCTTCAACCACCGAGTCCACTGACGACACGTATGCCGCCGGAAGCCGCAGGAGCTTGCCCTCGCCGATGGGATAGGCTGTACACTCCATTGATGGACAGATATGCCATCCGCAGTAATTCCGGACTGCCTGAGCGGCTGCATTGATAGCCGACTTCACTCTGGGATTGCCGGCATATGCGCCGCCTGTCATTTCGTTGAACTGCGTGACTGTGATGATCGGCTCAACTTCATCGCTCGCTTCGTAACCCCAAGCCGTCCTCATTTGTTTTTAGGACTGCGGCGGGACTTGTTGGCTGGGGTCTTTTTTTCTTTTGCCTTGGGTTTGGCTTCTGCTGGCTCAGCTCCCGGATAAAGATGCAGGTCCTCGTCCGCGATCTGCCAGATTCCACCTCTCCACTTATATTCTTTTAAGGCCATCTTTCGCTCCTTTCAGCAATAAAGGGAGAGCGATGAGCCCTCCCGTGTTGATCAGGTCGCTATCAAGAAGCCTTTGTCAGCTTCTTAAAGCCTGCCGGACGACGGACAGCCAGAGCAAGTCTTTCCTCTGCTCTGATGGTCATGAGGTTCTTAACGAAGTCATCCTCGTTGGTGTTGACTGCCTCAACAGAGACGCCGCCGTTCTGAACAACAGATGCGCAGGTCTTGAAGGCGCCTACGATAACTGTGCCAGCGGTAACGGATGCAGAAACGCATACCGGGATGCCCCACAGATTCGGGATGCTCTGATCGCCAAAGTAGCCGCCGCCGTAATATCTCTTATCTGCATCCTTGCCGACTCTCAGGATATACCAGTCTGCCGGGTTCATTGCGATAGCATCAGCTGCAAAGCCGGTGGAAGCCTGTACGTCCATAGCTGCCTGAAGGATCGCATCAGCGATGTCAGTAGCTGTGCCAGTAGCAGCATACGTGCCAGTCTGGATGCCGGAAGTACCGAGCAGATCAGTGACAAGCTTGCCCTGCTCAACAAGACCCAGCTCATAGAGCAGTCTACCGTTGATCGCAGATGCAAGGAACGGATAGTCATTGATGTATTCATCAGACTCTTTAATGTGGCAGGCAACCTTTGCAAGGCTGACTGTCTTCGGTGTCGGGTCTGCAAAATGGATCTGCGGCTTCTCATTACCTTCAGCGGTGACAGCCGGAGCGCCCTGCATAGCGCCCTCTACCAGATAGACCAGTGTGGAGCCGGAGATGGTCTCAGCGCCGAAAAGATCACGGATCACGAGCGGAACGCGTGCGCCCTCGACAACAGTCCTGTCGAATGTAGTGGCAAAATCTACTGCGCCAGCCGGTGAGGTCTGGGTGTCAGTGGCTGCCTTAAATGCCGGAACAGAGATGTCGAATCTCTTTCCAACGCTCATGGATTTAATCTGTTCTACAAAGTTCTCGCCGATACTTCTGGGCATTTCTTTCACCTCTTTGTCTGCCTTCTCCTCTTTGGGGGTTTCTAAGGATTTAATGAGCTTCTGTGCTTCGTCAGCACTGTCTACGTTCTTCTGAGCAGTTTTTACTGCGTCCATAGCCTGCTCCATTTCTTCTTCGGCCACTTCTTCGCCCGCTTCAACTGCAGCTACGATCTTCTCGAGGTCTGCTCTTGCCTCTTCAAGTTTTTCAAGTAAAGTCATAATTTTACTCCTTATTAAGTAATGATTTTGCTTTTTCGAGCAACTGAGTCATCCTCGCCTGCTCCTCATCGTTGGCGGTATCCCGCTCCTCCGATTTGGCATTTGTTTCTTCCTCGGTTGGCTCGTTTATGTCATCAACCTCGTCTTCCAGTAACTGGTTGGCGAGAGCAATGATTTGTTTGATGATGTCTTCGTCTGTTTTGCGGTTTCTTCTGCCAGCTTTAACCTCAACCACTGATGTGTCAGGATTTGCCGGATAAAGGACAAGGCTGACTTCGTGAATGTTCAGCTTGCGGAGCTCGTTGGCCTTTCTGCCGTCCTCAAGGGTTACTTCACCCTGCTCCAGAACGTCATAAGCGAACGAGAATTTGGCAAGCCGTCCGTCAGATGCGAGCTGCCTTGCCCGCTGTCCTTCCGGAGTATCGTCAAACCCAGCTGTGAACCTCAGGCCGTGGTCATCCTCCTCCAAATTCGTCACAGTGCCGATATAGTGATTCAGGTTGTTGCCGTCATGGTTGAACAACAGCGGCAGTACCTTGCCGGATTCTTTAATCTGCTCGATGGACTCAAGGAAAGCGCCCTTTGCCACCACATCGCCATAACTGTCCGGCTCTCTTGTCCATGTTGAGGCGTAACCGGTGATTGAGCCGGCATCGGCCTTCACTTCATAGGTTTTGCTTTTAATCATCTTTTTTCACCTCAATCTCTAACTTCTATCACTAGGATGCAATGGCAATTTGCCACGTCTTCCACGTCTAGGTTGTCAATGTCTCCCGGCCACATGGCTCCATTGGAGAATGGCTGGTCATAAGGAACCGTCTCGCCGTTCATTGCTGCATGAGACGCCCTTGGGTTGCCGGATGTTACCACCCACGTTTTATATACATTCTGACCAGGCTTCTCATTCTGTCTGCATGCTTCCATGAGCGTCCATGCCATCAAGGCTCCAGCAAATGCCTTTCCGGCGCTGGCTGAGCGATTCTCTTTAGCGTTCTCGAAAACGCCCTCGGGAGTAGACTTCATTGCGTCCTCTGTCTCGAAGTCTTCATCAAGAACGGCATCCAGCTCTTTCTTTGTCGCCTGATTGACCATCTCCGCGCGCCTTCTGCACATGGACTTGATGTATTCCTCGGTTCTGCCTTCGTCATAATCGCCACCGATACCCCAGAGGTCTTTTACGGCTTCCTTGGCAGCAGTCGTGCTCATGTCGAAAGTCACTGCAAACAGGTCATCTGTCAGCTCATTGTTCCAGCGTTCCTCGTTCCACCAGTTATCAGCCTTGCTGTTGAGCTTGGGGATTACTGATTTTCCCTGGCGATCAAAAAAAGATCGATAGACTTCGGTTATCTGTTCCGACTGTTCTTCTGTCGGCTCACCGTTAGCCTTTCGACCTTCTGACTTTGTCTTTATTTCGTTTTCTGGTGCCGAGTTATACCGCTCGACTGTCGGGTCTGTATCCCTCGGTGACGCTAGACCGCCCTGGAGGACGTTGAGCGGAGTGATCAGCTCATCGCCGCCCTCAGTGGCAGACAGGTCAAGCCTTGATCTTGCTTCGTTCCGTGACAGGAACGGTGCGCCGACTGCGCTCGACAAGGCCGCTATCTTCTCCTCGAACGTGCCTTCTGTCTTGATGGTGATGTCGTAAGCTGCATAGTGGCTTTTTTGCTCACCAACCATCGGCAGGACT